GCGGCTTCGATAGCTTTTGCTGTCGCTGTTTGAGCATCTTGTGATATTTGATTAGCGTAGGTGTTAGAAGTTGCTTCTATAGAACCACCGCTGCCGCGGAATAATGCCATTGTATCCTCCTTAGAAATACTTATGAAAGGGACTCGTTAGAATCCCTTTGAAAGTATCACTACTTACGCAGGAAGTGCAATAACAACACCTGCTTCTGGACGATATACGTCTAAGCCGTATAAAGTATCAGCAGTATAAAGAGTCGCTAAGTACTCTTGCTTATACTGAGTTTGTGAACGAACACCTAGTTGCTCACAGAACACAAACGCGTCTTTGTGCATTAATAGACCGGCTTTAACACCAGTTTCCATGACAGGAGCGTTAGAAGATACATATACGTCAATACCGTATAAAGTACCAATCTTACCAGTAGCTACGCCACGGCCGTCTACGAAGTCAGATGAGTTATAACGGTCAATACCGCGAATCTCATTAACAGCAGATGGTGGGATAACTAAACAACGGCTGTCCATAGGAACATTTGCGTCGTCTAATACTTGGATAAGACCACGGAAGCCTTTATCGTTGAAAGCACCAATATCCGCTTCACCGTCTGCGTCATACGCTTCGATAGCACCAGTAGTTGTGTTGAACTGATAAGAGTTTGAGTGAACCCAAGAAGCACCAGTACCGTCACCTAGTTTTTTACCTAGAGCAAACAAGTCATTATCAACTTGTAAACCTAAAGAATAACCGGCGTCATCTGTATAGAAGCGACGTAAAGAATCAAATGCTTGAACATCAGTAATATCTTCGATAAGACGTGAGTATTCGAAATGATTGTTGATTGTGATGATTAACTCATCGTTAGTGTTTTGCTGAATAGTTACAGTGTCAGCCGCTGATTTAGCATTAGCCGCGCCACGAGTAGGTTTAGGGATGTGCATAGTGTCACCCTTTTTACCAGTCATAGGCATTTTTTGTACTAAGTTAGCAAGTACTAGAGAGTTTTTGTAAGCCGCAATGACTTCGTCTGACCATAATTCAGGGATGAAGTGTGATGCGTTTGCTTTAGTAACAGTGTTACCAGTAGATGGAGTAAAGTTAGCCATTTTAAGTTTCCTAAATAAATATTAAAAGTTATCGAACCCTGCCGTCAGCATAAGCTTGGCGAATTTCCGCAGCGAGTGCTTGATAGCGTTCTGGATTCTTTGTCATTAGTTCTACAATGTCTGCACGTCTGTAGACTTTCTTTCTGTTAGGTTCGTTAGAGCCTGAGACATTACCTGTAGCGCCGCTTTTGACTGATTGCTTCCGAGCCTGAGTTTCTGTTTTCACAGTATCGTTTACTAATGCTTGGCGTTCCTTCCAAGTAGTGAACAACTCGTCCGCACTGTCAAAGTCGTAAGCGTCTGCTTTACGTAATAGTTCTGTACGTACCTTAGATTTTCCGACCCACTCAATAAAACCATTGTCAGAGACAATCTGTGTATAGTCAGGATGATTTGCCTTTAGTTGTGCAACTGTTTGTTGTTGCGCTAATTGGATAGCCATCTGTTGACTTTGTTTTACCGAGGGGTGATTCTCTAGCATCTGTGAGATAGCTTGTTTTGGATTCTCAAAGAAATCTAAATCATCAATATCCGCAGTTTGTGCAGGGGCTTGTTCTTGTTGTGTAACAGTTTGTGTCCGAATAAAGTCATCAACTACTTTACGTAATTCACCCACTTCAGAAGACTGCTTGCCTAAAAGCTTTTCAGCGTTTTGGTGCATAGCGATAATATCTTTGACGTCCTTACCTTTATACTTACTAGGTAATTCGTCTTCGTCTTCTACGTGCTCCTCGATAACCTCTTGAGGTTCTTCGTTCTGTACGTAATCGTTGTATCCTTTTTTCTGAGGTTGCTCCTGTGGAGTCTCGTCAAAAGTTACAAAAGTTTCTTCGTTGNTGTCTTCAGGACGACTGTTNTCGTTTGCCATATTGTATTCTCCGTACTTTAATAGTATTGTGGAAAGTTAGAATGTTTAAGTCTCTAGCCCGACGAGATTAATTAAACGTTATTTTTGCATTATCATAGCCAAGGGTAATAAACTCCTCTAGGCCAAGAATCATGCGAATAATGGAAAGTTCACCTTGCACTGTGTGTAGGTCTTTCTCATTTTTAAGATGACCTATATCGTAAGCTTCTGCGCGAGCATTAAGTTCTTCTAGAACCTGTTGCCACCCTTCACTACTAAATAGGTCAAAGTAATTATTGTAGTATTTTTCTTCTTCCTGAGTCATGTTATCCTCCTAGGCACGACTGGTTTCAATGCACTTATTATACCATATTTTTAAGGAAAAGTCAAGAGTTTTCTTGACTTTCCTCTGGCATTATGCTAGGCATCTCACGTTGTTCTTTCCTGCCTTCTAAATCAGCATCTTGACGTTGCTTCTTAAGAGTTAGTTCGGCAAGCTTCATACGCTTTTCAAATTCCTTATCGTCCGCAGAACCTTGGTCCAAGTTAGTAGATACTGCTTTAATCCGTTGCGTCTCTGCATTGTATTGTTCAACCTGAGCTTCCACTTGGTACTTAGCGGCACGAGCGTTTGCTTCAGCGGCTTGAGCATTAAGAGCGGCGGCAGTAGCTTGTTCCTTAGCTAGTTCTAGTTGAATACGTTGTTGTTCAATCTGTTGTTGCATTTGTTGCATCTGTTGTTGCTCAGGAGTAACCTGTTGAGCTTGTCGTATTTTCGCAATCATTTCTTCACGATTCGCCAAGTTCATATTCTCAATGATGTTCTCAACAAGCATAGAGTAAGCAGGGTTGTCCGCAGGCATTGTCTGGAGTAACTGTACTAACTGTGTTACTTCATACTCACGAGCAATAATACCTAAGCTTGACGTTGGTACAAACTTAAAGTCTTGCGCCGGGTATAGCTCCGGGTTATACTGCATGTAACGCCAAGCTGTCTTCTGAACCATAGGAATCAGGAACATCTCTTGGAAGTTAATCAACGTACGTTTATGACGCTTAATGATAGCGCCTAGTGACATACTAATACCGGCGGCTGTGGCTTCACCATTAATACCACCACCAACACCTGATGAGTCTACAGCACCTGTTGCTTGTTGTACCATCTGCTCTAATTGACCTGCTTGAGCAAATGTTACTTGACCCACTTGACCAAAGTTAAAAGGTTGTAGCACTTCTGCCGGATTACCGTTGGTTAAGAATATCTTACCCGGTTTAACCTCAGGCTTCATGCCTCTAGGAAGCCGTGAGGCGTCTATAGCCATCATAGGATGGATAGTTAAGGCTAACGCATCAATACGTGCTCTAAGTTCCGTATCAGCGCTTTCTGGCTGTTGTAGCCCTTCTCACAAACACCACGACCCCAGAAACGATTAGGGACAACATCCCAAGGGAATGCCACGATAGGGCGGTCCTGCATCATGTAAGGGTTTTCTTCTATCTTAACTAAGACGCCGTTAGCAAGAATGACAATAGCTTCAACGTACTCACTTTCAGAAACGTTCTCAGTAAGGGAAACAACTTCTTCGTCTTCTTCCTGTAAAGCTTTATTAAATAGTTCACGTGGNACTAAACCGTAGTACTTAGTTAAACGTACTTTGTCTTCCGCTTGATGTGACAACTCACGGTCAGCTTCTAAGCCTGAGTCAGTGTAAGCAATACCTACGTCTTCATCACGNTATACACCTTGTTCTTGCATTATTTTAACTTGGTGCGTAGAGACGAACTGGTCTACAGCAACACCTAGTGCATCTTCTACTGATGACGCAACAGGGTCAATAAGGAAGTTCTGCGGTAACACAGGATTAAGCTTGACAACAAAACGGTCAGATATTTGAACACCTACGGCATTCATTGCGCCATCCATAATTTCTTGAGTAGCTGGGCGCATCTCCTTGACTTCTTCGATGACTAACTCACCGATACCTGTACCATAGATAGCACCGTTAAGGATACACTCGGCAACTGTCTTACGNGTNTTAGTAAAACCAAAGTCTTCCTGTAACTGCTTACGTAGCTGTTGAATGTCTAGTGGGTTTTGGTCTGCAATATCATCTCTGATGTCAAACCATTTACCGCGGCCAAAGGTTGCTTCTTCTACCTCAGCGACGCTAGACTCAACAGCCTGTTGTAACGCAGGCGCGATTAGACGCGAGCGCTCAGAGTCTCGTAGAGAGTCATTGTTGTCCCAGATACCGCGCCAGAGGCGGAAGTATTCTTCATGCTTTGCTTCGTAATTAGATTCATAATGGTCGCGCCATTCTTCGCATTTATCCAAGACCCATGATTCAAGCGTCTGTTCAATGTTAAAGTCTTCGTATTCGTATGCCATTTTTAATATCCTGCTATTAAGTCTAGAGGTTCAAATTCTACTTCAAGGTCTATAAAATCACTATGATAAGCAACCTTGGCTAATTGGTCAATGTACGCTAATGAGTCAATTAAATCATCATGTACTAAGTGGTTAGGGAACTGAAAGAGTTCGTCTAAAAAGCGATGGTTCCATTCCCCTTTATTTAAAGTTATAAGGCCATTCTCAAATCTACCTTGAAGTGCCCAGACAACACGGTCTATCTTACGTTGGTTACCGTGGGTTAATTCTTCAATGCGGAAGTATCTGCTATACCTTTTCATCATGTCGGTTAGAGGAGACATAACTGCTTGTTTAGCTATACCGCGTTCTATGCCCACAGCCATAGGTCTGTACTTTTCAACTGCTTTAAATATTGTACTAGCAGTCTCCTCAAGAGTCCAACGTCCGTAGATAATCTCTTTTATCCACCAACCTTCCTCGTTGACTTTAAC